TGATTTATCGTAATTCCAGTAACCATCAACTTTTCTAATTTTTAGTTTAAAGTTTGCACCTTCCCAAAAATCAAATGGGTTGATAGGTTTCTCATCTTCAAATTCAGGTTTCATCGCTTCGGTAATCTTATCAAAGATTTTCTTACCGAATTTAAATAATTTTACTTGACCTTCATTTTCAGGATGTTTAGAATCACTAACAACTAGAACATTTGCAATATAAGATAACTTACGCTTTCTCTTTCTTGCAATCTCTTTGTCTGCCTCAACGCCAGAATTCCATAGTAAACTATTTGATTCACTAACTGGATCCTTTTTGTTGAGTGTTGTTAAACTGTTTTCAATAAACCAGCCACCAGGACCTTGAAATGCATGAGACCATAATCTTGCCCATGGTAAATCTTCGTCTTTAACTGCTGGTAAAAATCTCAATACAGCATAACCATTACCAGATTTATCTAGTTCTGGTTTCCAGAACCTATCATCTTGATATGAGTTTGTTTGTTTTTGAGGTTCAGCGACTTTGCTTAGTTCGCCTATGAGTGTGTCTAGATTAGACTTTGACCTTTTTAGGGCCGCAATACTTGTATTCATTGTATCTCCTTGTATGTATAATTGTATTTGTATTTGTCTGTATTAGTCGACATTATTATTTATATGTAAATTACTTTGCATATGCTCTATTATAACAAAAAACTTGACCTTTGTCAAGCACTTTTATCAAATTTTTCTATATTAAGTTGATATATTCTAGTTCTATAATCTTGTAATATGTTATTCAACTTCTTCCTTAGTTCATCATCAGTTATGCCATTTAAATGGGTTCTCATGTCAACGACCATACTATCTACTAATCCATGAAATTTCATATATTGTTTATAATCTATTTTTATTTTTGGTTGATTCTTTAATCTGGCATTTTCTTTTTTTAATCGTGTTATCTTATCTTCGGCAGATACTAATAAAGATTTTGCTGTAAATAAGTCAGTTGTTAATTCTATTATTTCTTTATCCATATTATCCCCTTTACTTTGTTTTTACTAATGTTTTAGGTGTTATATCACAATTATATGATAATGTTCTTCTCATTTGGTCTGTACCACTAAATGGATAAACAGTATGCACTAGTGTGTACGGAAATACAAAGAAGTCGCCTACTTTAGGACTTGTTCTAAATTGTGATATTGATAACGAATGTTGAGCGCCACCTATAAATTCTAAATGTCCATTTGACGGAGTTTTAGGATTCGTTATTTCTTCACCATATGTATCAGGTGTTTTTAAAAATAAAACAGATGAAAGCCCTACTAAACTATTTTTACTTGCATGAAAGTGAGCAGGATTATATTCTCCTGCAAACATATCATTTATCCAAGCGTTATCTAAAACTGTTTGATGTGTTTGTACTAATGTTGTTCCACACTTTCTCATATATTCTTGAAAGCACGATTGAAAAATAATGTTCATATCATCACTTAATAAATGATTGACTAGTTTTTCTTTTTTAATCTTACCTGCAAGCTGAGTAGTCCAGTCTACCGTTGTCGCTTCTTTTTCATCAAAGACATTATTAATATCATCAATAAACTTTTTAGGCATTTCAAACTTAACAATTATTTCACCTAATGTATGTACTTGTACTTTCATTATTTACTCTTTTTTTATTTTATATATTGTCTTTCCATATCAGGATTAAAAATGATATGGTCTTCATGTAAACATTTTGATTCTTTTACTTCTGGCATATGTTCAGCTATATATTGGTCTGCCATCTCGCAAGAAGTGAAGTTTCCGAGATACTCTAAATCATGATAACTGCCGGTTGTAAATCCTACCACTACTAACCAAATAAATACCTCGTTCATTTCTCTTTCATTTTATCTCTCAATGAGATTTTATACTTTGTGATATTATATGACAAAAAAGGTTTATATCTTTTCATTCTATCAAATAGTTTAGGCCACAATACCTTCTCTGTAATATCTTTGTTTAGTTTTTTTGTAAACTTTAGTATGTCGTCTAGTATTATTAATGTCTCAAAGTTTATTTTCTTTGATAAAAACATTTTCACAATAGTTGGATGTTGACCGTTTACTGATAAAAATAAATCGTTAAACTTTATATCTTTTGTTTCCATTCTCTCTATAATATAATCAATGTCTTGTTCATAATAATAATGTAATGCTTCTAATTTTTTTGACCATTGTTTGTAAGTTTCGTCACCAGTTTGTCCAATGATGTCACCAACCCATATGTTAGTATTAGAAACAAAGTTACTAAGGAAATAATCAACAATAGACTTATCACTATAAGATTTAGAAAGCTTATGAAAGAAATACCTATCCCTTCTTTTAGTAAAGGTTTCCAATCTTGCAGTCGTTCGGCCGTTGTGTTTATGAAAGTCGTAAGATTGGTTTTTACTTGTGAAGTGGAGTTTGATTGCCAAATAGATTTTATATACTTCAAAGCCATTCACTTCTACCCCTCGACATCAATTAGTGGTAACTGTGCTTCTTTTTCTTTTAACATATTAAGACCTTGTGCCTCATATTTTATCTTTTCTTTAAGACTCTTGTTAATCATAGACTTTGTTGTTGAAGGGTCTATATGATTTTCTGCACAATACATGATTACAGCGTCCATATAACTAACTCTTTTTTTTCTTACTATATCTTCAACAAGTAAAGCAAATTTATTTGGTGTAATTATACTCATGTGTAATGTAAATAACTCCCTATCATGTATTTTGGTTTATCAACTGGTTTCATACCTGCATGAACCCATGGCCATAAAGGTGGAAACATTAACATAGAGCCTTGCTTACATGGTGATGCTAGGCCTAATTGGGGAAAGTTAGTTTCACCTCTTTCATTATCTTTTAGGTATATAAAAAATACCAGAAATCTTTTAGCAGACTCAACATTCATTGAATCTACATGAGGTGCAAACTCGTCTTTATCGTCTGCTAAATATCTTTTTAATCTGATTTGTTCAAAGGCATATTGTTTAGGCCATTGTGTTGAATGTATAGCACAGTCTTTTTTATACTTGTTTACATATTTTTTGTAAACATTTGTTAGTTGGCCTATATCTTCTTGATATTCTAAATGTTGATTAAAATTAATTTGTGTGAATGACATAGGTCCTTGGTCATGTGTCTCATGATGTTCTTTATTTTTCTCAAACCTATGAATTAAATCGTTGCAGTAACTTGGGTCTAAAACATCTTTATAAATTTGTATGTAATTATTCATGTTATCATATTATATCAGGTTATTAACCTGTTGTCAAGCATTAATTCAATGTAAGATTCAATAAACGCTTCTAAAAAGAACCAGTGTTTGATTCGTTCTTTTCATTAAACTCCAGTCTCATTTGGCCATTAAACTCCTTTATTGCTGTTTTTAATAAAGGTAAATAATCTTCTTTTGACTTTGTAAATGTTTGTATACCACCAGTCTCGGTAACTATAAGAATTACAACTTTATCTATTGGTTGATTATATCTTTCTTCATACATTTCACAATAGGCAGAACCTTGAATGAAATAGTTTTCTACCCATTCTTCTTTCTTTTCTTTAGTAGAGGTTTTAAAGTCTATTACACATAATTCACCTTTGTAATCGGCGATACAATCAACACGACCTGCAACACCATAAGAGTCGCTGTATAGAGCGCCTTCTTGTAATCTAATATTACTTATGTTATCTAACTCAGGTTTGAGTATAGTGAATAGTGCTGTTGGTAAAACATCTTGATTAGATAGTTCTTCATTATTTAAATAATCCTCAACTAATTGGTGTACAGCAGTACCTCTTTTAGCCGCAGTTCTCATTATCTGATTTGCAACATCATTACCAACTGACTCACGCCATCTAACTAGACCTTCATTATTTCTACCTGATAAAACTGTTGTAATTGAAGGATACTTTTTACCATCTGGCGTTACATAGTATCTTTTTTTGTTGATTGTTTCAGTAAGTATTTCAGGTAGTTGTGTTGTTAATGGAATATGATTAAACGATTTCATATCGTATTTGTCATTTAGAAAGGCGTTCATTTTATTCATAGTAATTTTAATTCCTGTTTATTTAACTTAGACTTATATTATAACAGGTTTTCTAGATGATGTCAAGCGCTAATTTTGTAGTTTCCTCAACTCGTCTAGTCCAACCTTTGCCGAAAGTAGCAAAAGTAGGTAATCGTTCATAATATTTTTGTCTCATTTCTTGATAATTTTTTACAGATTCATGTTCACCAGTTTCTCTGACATATTCTTCGACTTTTGCCAAAGTATTAGGACCAATACCACCATCAACTGTGGTGCCAATCATTGATTGTAAGAATTTAGCTGCACGACCAGGTCCTGCATTTACACCAAAGTCAAATACACATAGGTCTAGACCACCAGGTAAATCGTCACCTTTCATTCTATCCCAATAACCTTTTTTGTATATTGGTGCCACATCTTCAACTAACAAATC